CGAGAGGGCTTTTAAGGAATTCGCATTAGAGAGCAAGTGTGAAGGGATTTGCGGGTACACGGATTTAGATTATTTCGCTCAAAAGGTTCAATCTGATTGGCCTGAAGCTGTCACTAGGTACTATTTTTATTTACCAATTAGTAAAAATTAGTGTGGATTTGTTAAATATAAGCAGACCTTGGGACTGCCGAGTTTTTCCTAAATCCAAAGTTATATGCTATGGCGGTGGTGGAGGAGGTGGAGGTGGTTCAATTATTCCTATGGAAATGGATTTAGACATTAAGAAGGCTATAGAAGATAACGTAAATCAATTAATGAACCCCGTCACCGAAGTTATAGACACAGTTCAAGAAAAGGTTATTGATCCTGTTGTGGAAACAGTTGATGACATAACACCAGATTCAATAGAGGATCTTTCTAATCAGATTAGTGATAACACTGTTGACATTAAGATCACTGATACCAGCACTCAGGATATTGTTAACACTGTCAGTGATGTAACACCTGACATTAAGATCATCCCTGAAGATTTAAGTGACTCGATCAGCGATGTCACTCCTGATATTAAAATAGACCCAGATGATTTTACTACTGGTGATGAAGCATTAACCATGCTGGATCAGGCTACACCTGATTCAATAGAAGATGTTTTAGAGCAAGTTGATGAAAGCACTCCAGACATCAAGATTATCCCTGAGGACATTCCAAACCTTGCAGAAGATGTCAGTGAACTTTCTGAGACGATAAGTTCTGGGACTCCAGACCTCATAATAGACACCAGTGGCCTTGAAAATCTTACCGAAAATATAAGCACTGGTATCACTGACACAGCCCAGGTGGCTACTGAAACCTTAGGTGGGATTACAACCGATATTCTCCAAGGGGATGTAGGGACTGTTTTCCAGGATCTTGCGGACACCACGGGTGATTTTCTTACCGACCCTATAGGGACCACTCATGAAGTCTTAGACCATAATCTTGGTCAAGTACATGAGGCCATTGACCAGACAGTGGAATTTCTCCAGAACCCTTCTGCGGTAATTGAGAAAGCAAAGGACAGGCTTAGTGGTCATGGTGAGAATGTAAAAGACGATCTTACTGAAACAGCCGAGAACTACGGGGCAATTATTCAGAATATCGGAACCACGGCTGAAGAGATTGGTGAGGCCGCAACAAATACAATGAATACAGGGCTTCAAGTCGCCGCAGAAACAGGGACGGCTTTAGCGGCAAATATTAATAAAGCTTTTGGTAAGAAGCCTGAGCTTGACACGTTTAACGAGGGTGAACTTGCGATGGAAGGTGATGAGCTTGTGAAAGGTCTGCGGATCGGTAGGCGGGGTGCTAGAAAAGGTGGTAAGTCTTCAGAGAAACGAGGCGGTGGTGTGCAGTTAAAAGGCAAAGGTTCCGGCTTAAACATTCCTAAATACTAATTGGAGTAAACACGTTGGTTGCAAGCATTGAAGAAATCTTAGACGGCCAGTTCTCAGTTGAGGATCGGTACGAAATGTGTGCGGCAATGCGCCAGCCTTATCTTAGGCGGGCCAGGGATTGCGCAAAACTGACGATCCCCACGCTTATACCAGAAGAAGCGACCACCGCAAGCACCGACTTTCCTACTCCATTCCAGAGCATTGGGGCAAGGGGCGTGAACCATCTAGCCTCTAAGCTTCTGATTACCCTGTTACCTCCAAGCTCTCCTTTCTTCAGGCTTGTTGTTGATGACTATGATTTAACCCAGATGCCCACCCAGTTATCGAGAGGGCAAGTTGAAGAAGGACTATCCCGTGCTGAACGTGCGGTCATGACAGAGATTGAAACAGGTGCGATCCGTGTTCCTGTGTTTGAGGCGCTTAAGCATTTACTGGTAGCCGGAAATGTTTTGATATTCATGCCTGAAGACAAGGGTATGCGGGTATTCCCAATTGACAGGTATGTTGTAAAGCGTGATGCCTCTGGGAACATCCTAGAGATCATAGTCAAGGAAACAGTCAGCCCAACCATGCTTGAAGAGGATGTTCGTGAGCTTATCGGCGGGACTGAGGATGAGTATGAACCGACTAAGGAATGCGATCTTTATACTTACGTCTGTAATTACGGAGACTACTGGCATATTCACCAGGAGATCCAAGGCCATCTTATACCTGACAGCGTTGGATCTTATAAGCCTGATAAGTTTCCCTGGATTCCACTGATGTTTGAAGCCGTGGACGGAGAAGATTACGGGCGAGGCCATTGTGAGCAGTATTACGGCGATCTGCGATCCTTGGAAGCACTGACACAAGCTATTGTCGAAGGCTCTGCGGCGGCAAGCAAAGTCGTGTTCCTGGTTAGGCCAAACGGCACAACGAATCCAAGAGATATTGCAGATGCCCCAAACGGGGCGATAGTTCAGGGTGACGAGAACGATGTAAGTACCCTGCAAATGGATAAGTTCCAGGACTTCAGGGTGAGTGAGCTTGTTATAGGTAGAATAACTGAAAGACTCAGCTACGCTTTTCTCCTTAACTCGTCAGTCAGAAGAGATGCTGAGAGGGTAACGGCTGAAGAGATTAGATACATGGCCCAAGAATTAGAATCATCCCTGGGTGGTACTTACTCCCTACTATCTACAGATTTTCAGTTGCCCCTAGTGAGGCTTGTACTGGACAGGTTGAGTAAAGGCGGCAAGCTTCCCGAACTGCCCGAAATCGTAAAGCCGCAGATTGTTGCAGGGCTTGAGGGGTTGGGGCGGGGGTATGATCTTAACCGATTACAGATGTTACTTCAGTACCTCCAGCCTTTCGGCCCTGATGCACTGATGTCTGAGATGAACCTTTCTGACTACATCGATAGACTTGGGGCGAGCCTTGGTATTGACATGCTGGGGCTTCTCAAGACACCAGAACAGAAGCAGATAGAAGCCCAGCAGAGACAGGCGCAGATGGAGCAACAGCAACTTATGGCGCTGTATGAAAAGGCAACGCCAGAGATGGCAAAACAGTTATTGCCACAAATTTTAGGCACGAACCAGCAAGGATAAAGGATGGAAGAATTACAGATCAATGAACAGGCCGCACCCGAATCACAAGAGTACATCAATGAAATGGTCGCCAAGGCTGAGAGCCAGGATGTTGTCAGTGATCCGAGTCTTGAACACGCAGTTCCGGCAGATAACACAGCCGAACCGCAACGCCCAGCTTGGCTACCAGAAAAGTTCAAGTCTGTCGAAGACATGGCGAAATCATATCAGGAGCTTGAGGCAAGACTTGGGAATCAAAATCAGGAACAAGCTTCGTCTACTCCGAATGAGAATCCGCAACCTGGAATGTTTTCGGAAAACGAACTTGAAAAATACGGGAATGAATTACTAGAAAACGGGGAGTTTGGTGAAACCACCATTGCAGAATTTGAGAAGAAGGGCCTAAGTAGGGATGTTATCCAAACTTTTCAGGAAGGCAGAAAAGCACAGCAGGAACTTCTCAGGCGTGATGTTGTTGGCTCAGTAGGCGGCCAGGACGAATACACACGTATGTCTAACTGGGCAAAGTCCAATCTTACTGAAGCTGAACTTGACACGTTTAATAGAAACGTTGGGCTGGACAGGGACCAAAGCATGTTTGCAGTGCAGGCCCTTCATGCCCGTTACCAAAACGCCAATGGTGTAGCTCCAAAGCTTGCAAAAGCTGGGGGCCGTCCAGGGGCCTCTGGGTTTCAATCTTGGGCGCAAGTCTCCAAAGCAATGGGAGATGAGCGTTATAAGTCAGACCCAGCTTACCGCCAGAAAGTCGAATCTCTTCTGGCAAACTCCAACCTAGATGCGTAATAGCCCGAAGGGATGGGCGATTCATGACCTCTTGAGGGAGAAAATCAGCATTCGTACCGCTTAGTAGCGGCTGGATCGTTGAAAGGTTGTTTCAACTAACCAGTTATCTATAAGGATTATTATGGGTGTTGCTATTCCATCCCGAATGGGTTCCATTAATGGAGGCACTGATAAATTAGCACTGTTTCTTAAAGTCTTTAGTGGTGAAGTGCTGACCACGTTTGATGAGTTAAATTTGATGAAGGGTCTACACATGACCCGCACCATCGCATCCGGGAAATCTGCACAATTTCCAGTCATGGGAACGGCAAGCGCCGAGTACCATGTTCCTGGTGCTGAGATTGCTGGTGCAGAGATTAAGCATAATGAGCAAGTCGTTCATATTGATGGACTGCTTATTTCTCATGCTTTTGTGGCCAATATAGACGAGGCCATCAACCATTATGATGTAAGAAGTGAGTATGCGCATCAGCTTGGACAGGCTCTTGCCAATAAGTTTGACAAGAACTGCTTGATTCAGGTCATCAATGGTGCAAGGCAAACCACCACTATTACTGGCGGTAAGCCTAGTGCGGCTAACGCTATCACTGCGGCCGATGCTGACGATGTGAATGGTGACAACCTCGCCGGACATGTCTTTACTATGGCCCGCATGATGGATCAAAACGATGTGCCGGATAATGATAGGTATGTCGTTTTCGACCCAATCCAATACTACAAGCTTGTTGAAGGTGGTGCATCCACAGGCGGCAAGGCTATTAATCGTGATTGGGGTGGGTCCGGCTCATTTGCCGAGGGTGAAGTATTAAGGATTGCGGGCATTACTGTCCTTAAATCCAACCACCTTCCGGCATTAGCAAACGTCACCGCTCATGACAGCAATATGTTGCAAACCACTAATAGTTATATTGGTGATTTCCAGAAGTCATTAGCTGTCGGATTCCACAGATCGGCTATCGGTACTGTCCAGTTGATGGGGCTGAAAGTTGAGCAGGAATATGACATTAGGCGACAAGGTACGTTGATGATCGCCAAGTTTGCACTTGGAACAAAGTGGCTCCGGCCAGAGTCTTGTTACGAGATCAAATACACTACCAACCAAACAACTAGAGCTTAATCTAGTTCATCTGGGCTGGCTCCCCGCCTTTCCCTTGGGCGGGGCAGGCTTCATCCCCCTGTCCTTAGTCAGCCCCCTTCCTACATAAAACAAGATGCCAGTAAGCGATAATCCTAAGAAGGATGCCGTCAATATCATGTTGGCCAGCATCGGAGAGCAACCAGTTAACAGCTTAAATAGTGGATTGGTGGATGCCGAAATGGCTGAAACAATCCTTGATGCCCAGACCCGTGAAGTTCAAGGGGTTGGTTGGCACTTCAACACAGATTTCAATAAAAAATTTATTCCTGATTCAGTGACTGGTGAGGTTACTTTACCGCTAGACACGCTTAACGTTGATGCAGTCGGGCAGTCTAAATACACCAGACTTGTTCAGCGTGGGGATAGGCTTTATGACCCGATTAATCACACTTACGACATCGGAAATGAATACTCAGAAGTCTACCTGGATATAGTCATAGAGCTTGATTTCAACAAAAACAACGCAAGTAAAGACTCCCTCCCAAACTACGCACGGCGCTATATCACAGTAAAAGCGGCCCGTATTTTTCAGTCCAGAGTGGTCGGATCGGAACAGCTTCACGGCTTTACTAAAGAAGACGAGTTAGAGGCGTTGTTTGAACTGAAACGCAAGGATGCGATTAACGAAGACATCAGCATCTTTAATAATTATGACGTTTACCGAGTCATTCACAGAGGTTATCCAAACCTTGGATCTGGTTCACTTAGATACGCTTCCATTGTCTGATGCCCCTAGTCCACGACAACATCCCTAATTTAGTCAACGGGGTCAGCGAACAGCCTGCCACT